ATGAAGTCTATTCTTGATGAACTTAGTACTGATATTGAGCGCGCTGAAAGTCTACAGTCCCAGCTGATTAGCGTAGCTACTGGCGGACCTGCGTTACCATATGAATATCAGGAGCTAAGACGTTTTTTTGTTGAATCACCACTATATAGCAACATTATTCCCTCTTTCGTAAAAACAAATCGCAACACCGACCAATTTTGGCAATTTATTAAATACAAATTCGGTACATATGCTGAAAGAAGGCAGTACATTTGGGATGAATTCCAAGAATTGATGGACTATCTGGAGGGTAAAAACAAAGCACCCGCAGATGAGGACATCTCTGATGTATTAAGACGGTTTGATGAGGATGGTGTTCACACCGTGTGGATGAAAGCACTAGAACGGCGCCACACTGACCCGGATGGGGCGATAACCTCTGCAAGAACACTTCTAGAAACGGTTTGCAAGCACATTCTTGATGATATGGATGTCCCCTATAATAATAAAAATATAGAAATGTCAGAGCTTTATAAAATACTATCAAAAGAACTTAACTTATCTGCCGACCAGCATACTGAAAGTATTTTCAAACAAATTCTTGGTGGTTGTTCAGCCGTTGTAAATGGGCTAGGTACTCTTCGTAATAAACTTGGTGACGCACATGGAAAGAATCGCTCATCAGTTAAACCCTCACCAAGGCATGCAGAACTCGCTGTAAATTTATCAGGCTCAATGGCTCTTTTTCTAATTAGCTCATGGTTAAACCTTAAAGATAAAAATTAATGAACTATGGACGTGATATGACCAATTAGTTAATCATTATGTTCATCGGTTTAAGCTGTTTCTGGCTGTTCACCAGCCAATCTTGCATGTATTTGCACCAGGTACTGAACATCGCCTCATCAGTGCCTGGATAGGTGTATAGATACCCCATAAGGACTTTATCGGTAATCTCATCCTCTTGATCCCAACCAACGATGAATTGACGAAATAGGCCGTATGATTTAGCCGGATCCGTATTCCTCCACGTTTCCACTACTACATCGAATGCCGGAATCCTGAATGTCACCATTACGGGAAAATCTTCATACCCAACCGGCTTAACACCTTCTTCTGGAATCCCCACCCCAGTCGGTATGATGACTTCTCGGGAAAATACCTCCCCCTCTGGCCATAATTGCGCAGTGGTATTCATTGCTGATCCCCCACATAGATACCAGCAGAGATAATCGCACCGCCAATCCGGCGCTTACCATAAAGCAGAGGTACCGGGTAACCCTGGGCAGCAGTGTTCGTTACGTCACCAAACGCATAGGATGCCTTGTTATCCGCATCCTGCTTACTCGCCAGCCCACCGGGTTGCGGGGATAGCATTTGAGCAATACCCCCCAGCGCCATCGATGCACCTGCAGCGAACATCATGTTACTGGCGGCTATGCTCACCCCCGGCATCCATATAGACACTGCAACCAGCGCAGCACCCAAGATCGTTTGCAGTATCCCCGACCTTTTACTACCCATAATAACTGGCACAATACGAATTTCCTGACCTGCATTGGGAAAATCCAGGTCACTTTCGGAGATATTTCTCTTACCAACCATGACGGCATACGTTAGGCCACGTGCCCTGCTGGTGTTCAGGTACTTTTCGAATCCCGGAACCGTAACCGACAGCGCCCGAAAAACCTCTCGCGGCGTGCCTATCAGTCGCTGATGAGTGCGCCCGAACATCTTAGCCAGCGATCCGCTCAGTTTGATATTTGTCATTACTTCAGTGTTCTGCATTCTGGCTTCCCCTTGTTGTATAGATCGCCGATAAGGCTGATTTCAGATCGTATAGCTTTCTCTTACAGCTACTGCCCGGAGCGGGTGGAATATCCCGCAGGCGCTTTGAAACTGTCTGCCTGTGTATCCCCGTAACATCCGCCAGTTCGGTAATCGTTAACCGTATTTGTTTCATCATTCCTCCCAAAGATGATGAACAAAAAACACACAATTCATCATCTTTTCTATTTTTCCTCATTTTCATAACTGTAAAATCATACAGTTAGCACATGATGATGATGACCATAGAATTCAAAAACGAGCCGTTTTCCGCGCGTGCACCGCCCCGTGGAAGGCCGGCCCGCCAGGAGGACCCGCGAGAAATGGGCAGCCGTGGCCGCCCCTCTGCTCTTATGCCCCACTCGACTTGACCAGACCGCGGTAATCCAGCGCGGCCACACCTGCATCAATGCGCACCTTCCATGCGATACCATCAACGGTGAAGCCCTCCTGCTGTTCCAGATACGGCACGTCCATACCGTCAAGGTAAGCCACCTCGATGGTGTCTGTGCCCTGCGCCGCTGCAACATACCACTGCTTGTTGTCCGCCTTATCCAGCCGCGGCTCAACAACAACCTGAGCCATATCTTTAACCACGTTAATAATGCCGGGGTTCTGGTTCAGTGTGCCGTCCTGGTCCACCGGGAACAGAGAGGAAGATGAGAGCACCGCGCGATTGGCTGCCCCTTCCAGAGCAGCAGGAACAAGGATATAGGCCGGGATGACATTGATCGGGTCGCCGTTTGCATCCTCCTGCAGGCGCATAACCTTACGGGCCTCATTGAGTCCGTCTGTATCCATCCCTTTAGCGATGAGGTTTTTATGGTCGGCGTGGAACAGCGCTTTACCATCGGTGAACTTACTGTTCGCTGTCAGGTTTAGATAGACCAGATTCCCTACGGTACGCGCCGCAGCGCGGCCCATTGCCTGGGGAATAGTCGTCAACTGGCTCAGATCGTCATTGATGATGGCCTGCCGGGTAATCGAGAAAATATTGCCATACGTAGCCAGGGCGATAGGTACGCCGCTGTCACTGGTTGTGACATATTTATATTCTGCCCCTTCCGGTACTTTATCCAGATCAGAGAAACCATTCAGACCAACCCGCTTGGCTTCATGGAAGTTGGATAGAGAGCCGGTTTTAGTCCACTGCTGGAATGTCTCACCGCTGTTCTGCCATCCTGTCAGCACCGACTTTTCAGCGCCACCAGCCAGGATATGAGAGAAATCACTGCTACTGTGTGTAAATGCCAAGTTCACAATCTGCGAGCGGCTACCAAAAGCACTAATGCTGATCCCGCGATCCACCAGCGAGGCCTGAGCCATTTCAAAAAGGCTCATCATGGCATAAGGATTACCGCGTTCGGCGCGTTCATGGCCTAAGCGGGCATATAGCCCCTGGCGAATACCATCACCGGTGATGTTGCCGTTACCAGCGTAAATGTGCTCATGGATGGTTTTATCTGACGGAGTAGTGTTTTTGCCCAGCGCCGCCAGAAGCATGTCTTTCGCTTTTTCCGGCGTACAGCCCACATCCTCCAGGCACTGCATCTTCAATGAATCATGCTTACCGCCAAACATCGCAAACAGGTCTTTAATCCCGTTAATACGATTCTGTTCAGGTACTGCGCTGCTGGTAGAGCCTTTAGGGTTAGTAATCATCCCTTTAATATCTTTCGGCATATGCTCAAAATCCTCAATTCGTTTCGATTCAATACAGGCCATTGCGCTGACCGCTGGCAACAGCTCATCTGCGAAGCCCTGCGCCACACATTCACGCCCATCCATCCAGGTCTCACTCTCGAGCATGGCCCCCAGCACTTCGGCAGACTTGCCCGTTTTGCGGGCATAAGCCGGGATAAGGACGCTTTCCACCTTGTCCAGTAACTCGGCATAGTCGCGCATATCGTTGGCATTTCCGCCAGATATGCCCCACGGCTTGTGGATCATCATGAGCGCATTTTCTGGCATAACGATGCGGTCGCCAGCCATCGCTATAACTGACGCCATAGAAGCGGCCAGTCCATCGATATGCACTGTGACTTTTGCCGGGTGTTTATTCAGGAGGTTGTAGATAGCGATCCCGTCGAATACGTCACCGCCGGGTGAGTGAATATGCAGGTTGATATGGGAAATATCACCCAGGGCTTTCAGATCCTCAGAGAACTGCTGGGCAGTGATACCCCAGCCGCCGATCTCCTCGTAAATACTGATATTGGCGCCAGTGGCATCGTTAGACGCTTTGATGGTGTACCAGCCTTTCATAGCCATGCCCCCAGCGTATGGTGATGCCAGTAGTTCACGCTGCTACGCACAATCTGGCCTTTAGTGGGGACAGGCATTTCCGGGTGATTCTTGCGGATGAATGCCTGATACTCTTCGATCTTCTTCATAGTTTCAGCATCGATATGAACCGTACCGCCTTTATCGTGCTGCTTATTGTTCCGTTCTGCCATCTTCTTACCCTTATCGTGATTGATGGTACATGCGCAATCATTGATCACTAAAAGTGGTAAGTAAAACGATTTCTATCAGAAAAATAGATTTATGGTTTTTATCAGGTTTTGTATCTTCTAAGAAATCGTTACCGTAGACGAAGGGAAAGAAATGGAACTCACTTATGATCAAAAGGTTTTGCTGAACAATGCCGCAAAAAGGTCTTTCAGAGACATGGCCGATCAAGATTATCTAACCGCACGTGTCTGCTTTAAAAATAATCTTCCATTCCAATTTTTATGGATGTCTCAACAAGCAATCGAGAAATATATAAAATGCATTCTTCTTTTCAACAGAGTTCCAGTCTTGAAAATTGGACATAATCTTGTTAAAGGAATAGATGCTATTAATGCCATTCCGTACCTGAAACTAGATTTAAGTGATAAAAGTATCGATTTCATAAAATACCTAAATGACCAAGGTCCAAATAGATATTTCCAAAAAGTCATGTACACAAGGGGACTCGAAATCATTACCTTAGATAGAACTGTATGGGAATTGCGGCGATACTGTCGCTTGTTAGACTACCAATTAAAAACACCTAAAGGTGAAGTGATAGATATGCTTGAAGTAGAATTACGGACAATTCGGCACACAAGGAACGTTCCGCCACATAAACACAAAATTGTCGGTGGATATTTAGAGAAACGATTAAAAGACAATAAATACAATCATGGTAGTATTTTAACCTGGAAAAATTACTTTTTCGGAAAGACTAAAAAAAATACAATAAAAATTGGTCGTTCTATGCGAACGAACTTCCCTACCCAACACTTACATCCTGAAAGCCTGGAATTTTTTGGTAAATTTTTTAAGATTACTTAATTTCTAGCAACAGTACTCCCCACCTACTCCCCACTAAAACTGCTCCCCACTACCTCCCCACCACCAATTTATAAAAATGGCCTTAAGTCCAGTAATGGTGCGGCTTTCGGTAAAACTCCCCACTTTGCCCCCATATACACAGTGGGGAGTGGGGAGTTAGACAAATCCCCCCTCCACTCCCCACCTACTCCCCATCTATTCCGCCACTTCCCGCAATGAACGAATTGACAGATTTTCGCCATCTTTTACGACCATACCAAGATCAATCAACTTGGTAAGCCAGCGGGAAAAGTGTTTGCTGGTATCCATGCCGGCCGCTTTCAGGTCGTCGCGAATAACAGCCCGTGTACTTGGTTCTCCTTTAGCTGTTCTGCTGCGTATGGCCTGCCACACAGCCATATGGTTATCGCTTAACTTTGGTGCTCCAGCCAGTGCCGGATCAATCTCCCTCGCTTCACGTGGTGTGTCGTATACAACCAGAGATGCCACTTCGTCGCCGTCATCATCGGTATACAGGTCTACCTGCCGCAGATCATAAGCTTGGCGCTCTGGTTCTTCTGAATCTTTCATCTTGGTACAGGACAATATCAACGCCCGCGCTTCACCTTCACGTTTAACATGGAATTCCGCATCGAGCGCCGCCCGGAACGAACTGGAGCCACGCGCGCCCTTCGCCTCATCCTTTCCTGAGTGATGGACCACCAGCACCGTAGCTCCAGTTTTCTGTTTGATGGTGTCGCAGCCTTCAATAAATGCCCCCATATCACGCGCATCATTTTCGTCATTACCACCAAAACATCTGGCCAGAGTATCGATCACCACCAGCCGCACAGGCATACCTGTTTCATGTTCAATCTGTTTCGCCGCGGCAAGAACCTCTGTTACCTCTTCTTTCCTGACAGGAAAAACAGGACGGTTTACCAGACATATGCTCTTGGGTAGCGGCCCGTTAACCGTTTCCCACGCTTTAACCCGGCGCGGAACACCTACACCACCTTCACCAACGACATACAACACCGCGCCACGCGCAACGTTATTACCACCCCACGTTTTACCCGCGGCAATATGACAAGCCCACGAAATAGCCAGAAAGCTTTTGTATGAGCCGCTGGGGCCGTATATGGCGCATAGAGACTGTGACGGCAGGTAATGCTTGATAATAAAGTCCTGACGCACATCAAATCCGTCTGATCCCCACGACAACGGTAGGCGCGTTTTCTTCTCCTGTTTACGGTTCCCAGAAAACAGACGTTGGATCCGTTCAATATCGCGCAGCCAGTCGTTAAGTTCTTCTTCACCAATAATCTCGGATACAACCAGGCGCCGGGCTATAATCTCCCGATCGTGATCGGTATCCAGAAAACCTGCCTCGCATAACTTCTCATATGTCATAGACTGCAGTTGGCCTAACCGGGAAGCCAAAGCACCGTAGCGAGTCATTGGTTCCTTGTGCTGGTGGATAGCTTCGGCAACCTCACTGGCTTTCATAGGCTTCCCATGCGCCCAGCGGTATACGCAGGTAAACAGGGCATCAGATACCGTTTCGACCGTCATCACTGCATCTGTCATTTCGGGATCCCTCCGCTCATCTGAAATTTGCCTATCAGCGGGTGATACCAGTACGCCGATCCGTATTTACGTTTTGCACTACGCAGCACCAGCCGCGCCGCCTCCCTGAATTTCTCATCAGGAGCCACAAACCCGCCTGATTTCAACCGAACCAACATTACCCCTGTGTTTTTCGCGAGTTCTTCGGCCTTCTTGGTGGAAATGCCGAACTCCGCCGCCAGCGTACTAACCGGACTCATACCCGGGGGGATTTCGCCACCCTGGCTATCTGTGAGTGATTTGATCTGCAGCTCGAGGTTCAGTACCTTCTCCACCAGCAAATCGAGGCGCTTTTCCAGTTCGTTGAATTTAACGTTACTGATCATTTGAACACCCCCTGACGTTGCCTGAGCACGAAATTGGCCGTGCAACTGTTCTGCTCCAGAGCCTCAGCTAACCGGGGAAGATTTCGCAGCGTGTCACCCAACAACATCATGTCGCGGCGTGCGTTTTCGTTGCTGTATTCCTCACTCAGCGATGCCTCAAGCATCAGGTTTCCAATCAGAGTAAGGGTATTGCTGACAGCGCGTGCTGCCTCGCCACAGACGTCAGAAACCTCAGATAAATCATCATCAGAATGTCTTCTGAAATCTGGCGCGTTCTTTACAAGATGATGGTAGATATCACACATTCTTCACCCCCGGTAAATCCACCTGCTGACGCAAGTCACGGCAACGCTGGAGAGCTATATCAATCAACTCAACGGCGATATCGCTCTCATCGTCTTTACTCCAGTTCATTTCCAGCGCCGCAGCTAACAGGACTTCCAGAGAGCGAAATTTATCGCCCATATCGAGCATGCTCAGATTAGGCATGGCGCACCTCCAGCCCTGACACGGTTAATTCGAAAGCACCGTTGCGGTACTGGTACAAAGAACATTCAGAGCGAATCTTCGCGGCGAACGTCAGATCCCAACGGGGATACCATGCTCGGGCTTCTTCTTCCGTGTCAGCGGTGGTACGGATAACTACGGGTGTGCAGGTCTGTCCCTTCGGTATACCGAGGAAAAGCCATGTAAATTTAGGGTGAGTTTGGGTATGCTGTAATTCAGCCATGATCGTTACCTCAACTAACGGTTTGGTTAGAGGCCCGGTTAGTGTTCCACCACTGCCGGGCTTCGCTGTTTCTGCACCACTGCAAAGCAAGGTGTAAGACACAAGATAGATTAAAGGTGTCTTACACGTCAACACTTTTAATACTCGTGTTTTTGTGTATATTGTCTTACACCAATTGTAATGGAGCTTAGAGATGGCAACGGGTCCAAAGAACTCAAAATCACAATCTGTCACGGCAAGGATTGCCCATGAACTGATCGAAGGAATGGAGAAATTCAAAGAGCCAGGGGAAAGCACCGGCCAGTTTATTAATGCAGCCGTCCTAGGTGAAATTAAGCGGCGCCAGCGTAAGAAAACTAAAGAAGAACCAGAAGGCAGAGCAGACTCCAGATCTGGAGTTTGACCTACATTTTTTGTGTAGGTCAGATCCACAAAATCATGGGTAAAAACAGCGGACGTAAAATTGCGCTGGCCTCGACACTCAATATTTGAGTTCGCCAAAACGGGCGAGCACAAAGGAAGGATTTGTACACATCCTAATGCGGTGCGCAAAAACAGGGTATGCGCCACCGGCTCACACTCCCCCCATTGGGGGAAGTATTGCCGGGTGTTGAGAATGCAACCGACTATCTGTGAGATGGTCGCTACTGAAAACTCAGGAGATTGGGTATGCTGCAATGCAGTCCCCCGCCAGGGTGTAAACGCCAAAACTGGCGTAAACCGCGCCAATGGCGCAGTTCCTGTAATCTCAGGAGCGCTTAAGCTTTGACCACCAGCAGCAGGCCTGGTATGCTGATTCTGTTCTCTGTTTTCGGTACTACACTGGCGGCCCGGCATGGTCGCCTTTGTTTTTTGTGCCATACCTCCCCCTTAAGCTGCTTTGCAGCGGCTTTGCTGCCACTGAGAAACTTCAGAAAGAAGCCAGCCAACGGCACGCCCGCCCAGCTTACGCCGGGCAGGGAATTGTCCTTCCTTTTCCATCATGTATCGGGTAGTACGGCAAATCCCAGTTAACTGACGGCATTCGGCTTCGCGAATAACTCGCTCTGTTATTTGGTTATGTTGATTCATATAAAAACGCCCTCGTTCATTAAAGTTCGAGGGCATTTTTATCTACTGATACTGTTATAACCACTGTGCTATTTTTTCATTTACCATCATAGAAACAAAAGTCTTATTTTACGTCTTTAGATATTTCTTTCCTAATTTTGTCTAAAGAATCATATGTTATAATTTTATCTAAGAAAGGTTTGATTGTTTGAGCAATGATAAATGCATCTTTTTCACCATTGGGGAACAAGGCAACATTAAGTACACCAAGCGATATTTTACTGTTCGTGCCTCGCTCCCAAGAAAGCAGGTCAATGAGAGGTATGATTTTATAGTCAAGTATTTTTCTTCTGATACTTTCCCATCCTCCAGACACTGGCTTTGGTGGCTCTGGGTAGTTAAGCTCCGCTCGCCATAAAGGTAGTAACTCTTTGAATGACTCAATCAAGTCAGAATCCCTGCAATCCCTAACATCAACAGTAATCATTATGTGTTCCATCGAGTCACTTAGGAGGTTAACAGGCTCACGCATTCCCGCCCAAAACTGGCCATTATCTTCGTTGAACAAGTCTCCAAGATCACTTTCATCAACAGCTATAGGTTTGCCCTTGAAGTAACCGTCTTTAGCCTTCATTTTACCCAATAATGACAACTCAAACCTCATAAGTGGTTTAATTCCGTCACCATAACTCAATTTTAATAGGTCAGGCTTACTTCTTTTTTTATACTCTTCCTGCTTTTCAATAAATGATGCTGATGGTTTTATTTCCTTGAAAGGATCACCAAGATTGTTTTGCATTGGATATGCTGCACCAACCTCCATGCCAAACTCAGGATACTCATCATTAGGAAATTCAAGGTCTGCCCCCCGCCAATACAATTGCCGGAACAAATCCTTATCTGATAATAATTCAAGTGCATCGTAATTTTCCAAATTAAATGACTTTGGTAAGTCCTTTTTACTATTAATTTTATTCATTATTTAGCGACCTTCATAAAAATAATATTTTCGTGGTTTTCACTAATAATATCTAAGCGTTCCATCCATTTATTCAACGCGTCCAACTTTTCAGGCAAATACTGACTCCGGTTGTAAACTGCCATAACTCCGCCCAAGGTATGCCCGAGCAACTGTTCTACGACATGAGGGGCGATCCCCATATTGTTTAGGGTGGTTGAAAAAGTACGGCGCAGGTCATGTAGCGTCCACGGTTCAGAATGACCAAGACGTTTATAAACCCCTCTCCCCCACTGGCTGACCGCCTCCGGCTTCTTAACTTCACCAAGCAGCAATCCGCTATCCTTGTGCTGTTCGATCAGCCCCGTAATAAATGGCCGTATAGCTTCGGGGATTGGCCGTAGAATTTTCTCCCCACCTTTGCTGTGCTCTTTTGGTACAGTCCAGATCCAGTCTTTTAAATCCCACTCCGTGACGCGAGACAATCGCAACTCTTGTGTTCGGCAGCCAAATACCACCAGCAGACGCAGCAGAGAGGAGTAGTACGGCTTGAATTTCTTACCAGAGCATTCCTGCCAGATGTCCGTCAGCTCCTGGCGAGAGTGCTCTCTGTCACGCTTGTTCTGTTTGCGGCCAACATCATCGATGGTCAGATCGTCCAGAACGTTACTCACCGCATAACGATGTACGCGGCAAAACTTCAGTGCCTGCTTACACATCTGCAGCAGGTAACCGGCTGCCACAGGTGCTTCGTTCCTAACCCGGGCGAAGCACTCCAACCAGTGCCGGGTTTCGCACATCGATAGCGGATAATCACCTATATATGGAAAGATATGCTTCTTTAACTGCTCAGTGTGCTTGTCAACGTTAGCGCGCTTGTGGGTAGCGTATTCCCGGATCCAGTAGTCCATGGCTTCTTTTACCGTCACCGGCTTGAGCGTTTCCTGTGTCGTCACGTTTAACTGGTGCTTTGGATTTTTACCTTCAGCCAGCCATGACCGGCACTGTTCGCGTTTCTCGCGAGCAGCCTTTAGGGAAAGGTCGGGATAATTACCCAGTTTGATACGCTGCGATGCAGACTCCCGCCCGCCGATTCGGAAGGTGAAATACCAGGTTAAAATCCCCGCCCGGGATACCTTTACACTCAGCCCATCACCGTCAGCGTAAAAACTGTCTCCTGGACTTTCCCGGCCAAGCATTTTACGCAGCGAAGCATCACTTAATTTGTTCGTTCCACCAGCCATGAAAACCTCAGTTCATATCATTCGGCGCGTCAAACTGACTGCACCACTGACTGCACATCTCGATGTTACTCTATGAACGACAATGAACAAAGACAAACCGAAAAAGTAACTTTATCGTTTATATTCAATATATTGAATGAACATTAACGAACCATGTTAAACTGCAAAAAACGTAGGTTTTGATAATACGGCATGAACTGATACTAATCAGTTAAATGTTTGTTTTAAAAGGCGCTACTCGGCATGGGGAAGCGCCTTTTTTATTAACTTCACACGGGAGGCTTTGGCGATGAACGCAAGATGTGAACCTGTCTATTTTGGCGATGAATCTAAAAAGATAATCCTGGGTGATGCACTGACCGAACTGAAAAAGCTGCCTTCTGAAAGCGTCGATCTCATTTTTGCCGATCCACCTTATAACATCGGTAAAGATTTTGACGGGATGGTGGAGTCCTGGGATGAAGAGGCTTTTCTGGCGTGGCTGTTTGAGTGCATTGACGAGTGCCATCGCATTCTCAAACCGCACGGCACCATGTACATCATGAACAGTACGGAGAACATGCCGTATATTGACCTCAAATGCCGCCAGCTCTTTACTATCAAGAGCCGTATCGTGTGGTCATACGATAGCTCAGGGGTACAGGCCAAAAATTACTTTGGTTCGATGTATGAACCGATCCTGATGATGGTAAAAGATCAGAAAAACTACACATTTAATCGTGACGATATTCTGGTTGAAGCCAAAACCGGGGCTCAACGCGCGCTAATAGACTACAGAAAAAATCCACCGCAGCCATACAATCAGAAAAAAGTGCCGGGAAATGTCTGGGAGTTCCCACGCGTTCGCTATCTGATGGACGAATACGAAAACCACCCCACCCAGAAACCCAAAGCCCTCCTGGAGCGTATAATTCTGGCATCCTCGAACCCAGATGACAGGGTACTGGATCCGTTTGCCGGCAGCTTCACCACCGGTGCCACCGCCGTGGAATTGGGTCGCAAGTTTGTCGGGATTGAGATCAATGTTGAATACGTAAAAATGGGGCTCAGAAGACTGAGTATCGGTTCTCATTTTTCAGAAATTGAGCTTGCCAAGGTGAAAAAACGTAAGACAAAAAACCTGTCTAAAAAGAGTCGATTGACGGCAAAGAGCGGCGATCTTTCAACAAAGTAA